TGGTATTCAAACAACACGTAAACATTATACGTGGAATGAAAGTAGCACTTCATGGGATGTAGCAGACACATTTATGGTTCCAACAGGCGACAATGACGACACTTCCGACAATTATATTGCACCAACTAGAACACAAGCCGAGGCAGAAGCAGACGGCGGTTAATTAATTATTTTTTGTTATGAAACAACAATCTTTTATTACATCTCATCCTGCTTACGGTCAGAAGCTCTACTTAGATGCTTGGACCGGAATAAGTGGGATTTTAGATTATGAAGTATCACCAGGACTTGCAAAAGAAAATTTCTTTCAAGACTGGGATTATGATTACATATTAAATAACCCACCCAAATATTTTTGGCAAAATCAGGTAATTAAGAAAATTCCTGATGATGCTGTGTTTGGTTGTGCTCCATTTGTTTATGGAGATGCACTGAGCACCACAACATATAATGAGAGTGAAAAGGTTGATATGGTGTTCCTTCCAAGAACTGATTGGAGCACACTTCTTGATGAAACTAAGAAGCATAAAATTATAGATGCTTTGAAGGAATATGAATTTGATGAAGATACTTATTACATATCCTTTCCACCCGATTTAAAAATTTGGCAGGATATAATCCCTAAAAATTTATATACAGTTGCCACAACACAACATGATGATCGATGGGGAGATCAAATGATTAGATTGATGCGAAAGGCAAAAACTGTATATTGTCCATTATTTTGTAGCACTGTGCTATATGCTACTTGGTGTGGTACAAAGACCAAGTTTTATGATGAAAGTAAAATTCATACAAAGTGTCCTGAGTTAATTGAACAAGATGTTCATAAACATTATTCTCCTCAGGATAAAAGTGGCGAGTGGAATCGTGGTATGAAATACCTTGAAGAGATTTACTCTGATAATATGTTAAGTGATGAGAAAAAATATTTGACATATCAATTTTTGTCGCTAGACTTGGTGGAGAAACCTTGGGACTTATATCAAAAATTGAGATCTCTAAATGAAAGAGTTGAGGAAATTGATTATAAGATTCCAGAGTATAATATTAGATCAGATGATTGTTTTCATTCTTTGAAAGAGAAAATCGAACAATTTGAATGTACACCATCGAGAGAGATAGTTGATTTTTTCTCGAAATTGTGATAGTCTACTGTAACGCTTAAATAAAAAATGGCATATCAAGCTCTTTGGCATTATACTAATGTTCCAACAGACGTGGTTGAAATTATTGAGAGAGATCTCAGAGAAAATTTTGATCCTCAGATGGCAGATTCCAAACTTCATGGAGATGCATTGAATAAAGATAAAAGAAATTCTAAGAATGCATGGGTTCCCACTAATCATTGGGTTGGTGGTTTCTTGTGGCATTATATTCAACGCGCCAATCGTGAAAATTTTTTGTATGATTTGAGGTGTATTGATGGCGAATCAATGCAATATACTCGTTATGATGAAGGTCAATTTTATGGATGGCACAATGATGCAGGATTAGCAACACAATATAAACCTGTAAGCAATGGTAACCGTGATGATGGTTTGCACCAAGATTTTGTGAATGAGAATATTGAACTTGTTCGTAAACTATCTTTTGTTCTACAACTTTCTGACCCTGATGACTATGAAGGTGGCAATCTTCAATTGCTGAGTGAAGAAGGTTCACCATATTTTGCACCACGTCAACGTGGTACGATTGTATTGTTTGACTCTCGCACACAACATCGAGTTCTTAAAGTAACAAAAGGAACTCGTAAATCTATTGTTGGGTGGGTCGTAGGACCTCGTTGGAGATAAATTATGACAGAATCATGGACTCGCAACGAAGCTTTTGATAAGCATGGATTCTTAGTCGTAAGAGATTTATGGAATCCAGAAGAATTGTATAATGAAGTTCCTGCTATCAGAGGGCAACTAAATTATTTTGGTGATCTCTCTCAGTTTGTACATATAGAAGAAGAGGGACAAGTTTCTGGATCTCTTGCACGTTACTGGTATCCAAAATATCGTGATGCACATACTGGCATTCGTTTTAAATTAGAAAAAATTATTGGTAGAAAGTTATACAATACATATTACTACGATAGATTTTATTTTCCAGGACAAGAATTAGAAAGGCATAGAGACCGTCCTGCATGTGAAATTTCTGTTAGTGTGCATGTTAGTAGTAATCTTGATTACTATTGGCCATTCAAAATTGAATCTGTTGATGGGGTAGAAAATGAAGCAGAATTAGATCCTGGTGATGGTTTAATATATAAAGGGTGTGAGCATACACATTGGAGAGAGCCTCTACAATCTAGACATAATAAAATTTTTAGAAGACTAAAAAGAAATGATGATACTTATTATCATCAAATATTTTTTCATTACGTTCTTGCTGACGGCATGTACGCTCACTGTGCATGGGACCGCGCAAGATGATAAATAACTAAAAAGTTATCATAGAAATGGGATACCTAGGACAAGAAGCTAGTTTTACTGGAACCCAGAATAACCAAAGACTATCAACAACAGCTGCTGGCGGGCAGATTAATTTTAGTGTTGGTGGAGGGTACTCAATCAATGCTCTTGATGTATATCGAAATGGTATTAAATTATCAGGTGGACGAGATTTTAGAGCATTAGATGGTGTTACTGTAACTCTTCTTTCTCCTGCTAATGATGGTGATATTATTGAATTTGTTACCTTTGAGAATTTTAAAAGGGAAGATGTCATCACTGGTGACGGAGATGCTACAATTAGAGGTAACGTTACTATCTCTGGTGATCTTGGTATCACAGGCAGTCTCAATGCGACGGTAAGTAATACTGCCACCGCAGGATTTGCCACTGTCTCTGGTATTTCATCTGCCTTAGGTATTGGTGCAACTGCTGTTGGACTTAATGCCTCTGGTATTATCACTGCCATCAGTTTCAGTGGTTCTGGTGCAAACCTCACTGGTATTGCTGCAACTGATGATGTCAGAACTAACAGTTTAGTTGTTGCTGGTGTTTCTACATTTAACAATAATATTGATATGGAGGGCGATATCGTCTTCGGCACTCAGGGTGATAAATTAATCTTCGGGCCAAGTAATTATCCTGCTTCTGGTGGATCTATTGAGATTAATGTTACTGCATCTGATAAATCTACGATTGGAGGAAACTCTGGGGAGTTAAGAATTCATAATACTGAGGCTAGTAACGCCGCTTTTGATTTTAGATGTAGAAATTATTATTTCCTAGACGAAAATGCTGATTATTATGGATTGTTCTATAATGGTCAAGTAAGACTGTATCATCCTGGCACTAGTGGTTCAATTGGTGACCAGAAATTTGAAACTGATGCAGGTGGTGTAAAAATTACTGGTATTGCAACTGCTGATGGTTTCAGTGTAGGTGATAATGAATATATTACTGCTGGTATTGGTTCTGATCTTGTAATTTATCACGATGGTTCTGCCTCGTATATTCATGATAACGGCGTAGGTGATCTAAATCTCTGCATGGAGACAGGTAGTAAACTTGTTATTCAAAGTGGCACAAGTGGCAATCATATTGCAGAATTTAATCACAATGGTGCCGCAGAACTGTTCCACAATGGATCACAAAAACTTGAAACCGCCACTGGTGGTATTAATGTTGGTGTTGGCATCACCATGGATGGCAACGGAATTGCTGTTTCTGGTATTCTTACTTGTAATGGCGTTGCTGTTGGTCAAAATGCCATTGGTGCAAGAACTGTTCAATCCGGTGGATCACCTTCTGGTGGATCTGACGGAGATATATACTACATCTACTAAGGAAATTAACGCATGACTGCTGGAAGTTGGGTAGAAAATACCGATAAGAGATATTGGTTCCCTGATACTGTTCCCACTAAAACAGATGAGTGGAATATTGCTCAGGAGAGAAAAAGATATGTAACTAATTACGGCACAACCAGAACACATCCACGTTGGTTGTATGATAATGGTGCATTTGTTGATGATGACTATCTTTATCACAATGAAGAGTGGCGATATGTCGCTAATTGGAACGATGTTCCAACATCTAGCGATACTGAGTTTTATATTAAAAATCCTATTGCAGAATGGACAAAGAGTGGTGATGATAAGACGTATACTATTACTTGGAAGACATATGCTGTTCAAGAACCAACTATCTCTGACGAAGATACAGTACAATTAAAGGTTCAGAAAGAAGATACTGACTGGGTATATGATCATTCTGCTTTGACTGTGACCAAAGCATACGATATTACTCGTTATAACACTGATGATCTCAATGCTGAGAAATGGGACGTTCTGAGAGGGACACGTGATTTGTTGATGAAGAATACTGATTGGATTATCACTCAGGGCACAGAACGTGGAGTTGGTATCTCCACAGCAATGAAGTCATATCGTCAAACATTAAGAGATCTTCCTGGCACGATCTCTGACATCTCAGTATATACTAGGGCAGAGATCGCCACAAGAGATTTCTATCCCGAAGAACCTTCCGCACCTTATTTCTATTAATTATGGCAGATACCGCAGTTAAAGATGGTGGAAGTTGGAGGACATCTTCCGAAGTCCACATTAAAGATGGTGGAACATGGAGAAGTTCTTCAACTATTCACATTAAAGATGGTGGAACGTGGAGAGAAGTATTTTCATCAGGAACTCCTGGCGTGTTTACTGTTCCATCTGGTGTTTCTGGACCTGGTGAGATTGATTTCAACTCATCCGTTTTAAATCTGACTACTCCTGCAACTCAGTTCAATATGACTGCTCTGGGTGATTTTACTAACCTCAGAATTAGGGCATGGGGTGGTGGTGGACAACAGGCTCCCCAGTATCCGTCAGCTGCGGCAGGTGGTTTTGGTGGTGGATATCTTTCTGGTTCCGCAGGTGATGTTCTCACAGTAGCAACAAACTTCGGTGTTGTTGGTCCAGCACCTGGTGGTGGAGCATATGGCATTTTTGTAAACTCTAAGTCACAAGCAAATGCTAGAATCGTTGCTGGTGGTGGTGGTGCGACAGAAAATGATGATGGTGGTAGAGGTCAGGTAGCAGGTGCTGGTGGTGGTACATCAGGACAACCTGGTAGTGGTTATCAGAGCACTTCTGGTGGTGGTCCTGGATATACATCTTGGCCCCTACAAGGCGGTCCTGGTCAGGGTCACGGTGGCGGATCTGGCGGTGGTTCTGGTTATTGGGGTGGTCAAGGTGGTCCTGATATTTGTTGTCTTGCTGCTACTGGTGGCGGTGGAGGAAGCACATATATTCACCCATCAGTAGGAACACCTCAAAATCAAGGTGGGAATAGAGGAACTGTTGGCAATCCTAGTGACCCAGTAAGAGGCCCTCAGGGTAATATTCAATCGCCAGGTAGAATTTATATTAACGGACCCGCATGATTTTTGAAAAACATAATGCACTTTCACAAGCAGATTGTGAAAATTTGATTAGATTATTTGAAAGACATAAAGCATATCATCATCAGGGTCAGACAATTGGGGGGTTAAATCCATCTGTAAAAGATTGTACAGAGGTCTTATTCACCCCAGAATACTATCAAATGAATCCTCTTCTTGAAGCAGTGCAGGAGGGTTTAGTTGAGTATGAAAAGAGATATCCTTTTTTAAAGACTATGAGTAGATATGGACAGGTTGAAAATATTTCATTTAAACGCTATAATGCTAATCAGGCATATCATGGATTGCATTGTGAGAGGTCATCTCTCAAAACATGTGCTAGAATGTTGGTGTGGATGTTTTACTTGAACACAGTTCATGATGGTGGAGAAACTTTCTTTGCTCATCAAGATCAAAAGATAACAGCAACACAGGGAAAACTTGTTATCTGGCCCTCAGACTGGACACATGCACACAAAGGACTAGTCTCACCTACTGAGACCAAATATATTACTTCTAGTTGGTTAAGTTTCTTATGATTACTGTTATTGATAACATATTAAGTAATAGAGAGAATCAAAATCTTTATGACTTCGTGAGTAGTGATGATTTTGTTTGGCATAAGATTGATGACTATAAGAAACAAAAACAAAAAGTTAAGAGGATGTCTTTTGGCAATTTAATTAGACAACCTAAACTTGGGGAAATCATGGATGAAGATCCCATGATCAGTTTTTTGACTAAGAGAGTCAAGGAGAGAAGAATTCCAGATACAGTAAATTTGTATAAGGTTACTGTTAATTGTATTAAACCACATGAACATTTTGAATATCATACTGATGAATGGGGTAGCACAGTGATATTTTATATCAATCCAATATGGAAATGGCACTGGGGTTCTGGAACTACGTTTAAGAGTGGTAGAACTGTGAGACCAAAACCAGGCAGAGCTGTTATTTTTAATGGAAAATTGCCACATAAGATTTTACCACCAACACCATTCATGAATGATTTTGGTAGATTGTCAATCGCATTACAATATAATCCATGATATTTTTTGAAAAAGAAAATGCTGTACCTGATGATGTCATGAGACAAATTAATCATCATGTGCTTACAAATGCAAACTTTCCTTTTTATTTTCGTCCGACATATACTACCAAAAACTTTCCATTTTTTAGTCATACATTGATGCCAAGAATTGAATTAGAAGATGAAACCCCAAGGACATCAGAATATTTTCCTTTCTGGAATGATATTGCAGTGAGATTTGGATATGAGAATGGTATCAACATCACCAAGATGATGCGAGCAAATGTAAATGCAACCATTCATCATCCAGTTCCATTTTCTGAACCACATGTAGATTACACTGAGAATCATTATGTGGTTATAATATATCTCAATGATTGTGATGGTGATACGATCATATTTGATAAAACATATGATACTGGACCCACATATTTGTCCGTTGAAGATGGACTAGAATTAGGTATCGTAAAAAAGGTAACACCAAAGGCAGGAAAGATATTACTATTTGATGGTAAGTATTTTCATACCAATGAGTTTCCATCTCCTGGTCAGTTTAGATTTATCTGTGCTTTCTTATGTTCTTAACATTTCCATGTCCAATTCATACCATACATCTCAATATACCTAATATTGATGAGTTGGTTCAATATGCACGCCAAGAGAGTAAAATAAGTGAGGGTGTGAAGAAATCAAATGCCGGTGGTTGGCAATCCTTTGATGATTATCATGGTGTTGATAATCCTATCAGTAAAGTAATACATTCATATCTACAAGAATATTTTAATAATAGAGAAATTTTTAGTAAAAATTCGTCTATGAAGATGACTAGTATGTGGTTTAATATTAACAATCCCGGAGATTATAATCACTCTCATAATCATCCTGGATGTGATTTGTCTGGTGTTTTATGGTTAAAGGTTCCGAAAGATAGTGGTAATATTGTTTTTGAATCTCCCAATAGTTTTACACAATCTAGATTGTTGGGAGCATACTCTCAAAAATTTAAAGACGAACTTACATTACATGACTGGTTCTACATGCAACCACAGGTAGGTCTTTTGATATTATTTCCATCGCACTTAAATCACTCTGTAACTAAAAATAATTCTGATGAAGATAGAATTTCAGTTGCTTTTAATGTGAGTGTGTATCATGAGTGATCTTATTCCTATTTTTGCTACACCTCTGATGATTGAAGATGTAAATCATCTGATCACACCAGAGATAAAAAATTATATAAAAAAATTAAATTATGAACGTGTGCATATTGGCACGGGTGATTGGTCATCAGATGAAGATAGAAATATTCTTCAAACGGAGATGTTCTCTGATATAAAAGAGAATGTTCTTAAATCAGTCCAAAAACTATCAAAAGATGTATATCTGATTGATGATGATATTGAATTTGTTATTATCTCATCATGGGTGTTGAGGCATGGATATGGACATGAATGTGTCATGCATAATCATACCGGATCACTTTATAGTGGTGTCCTATATTTGGACGCGCCAGAAAGATGTGGGGATATTAGATTCCATGAACCACATGCATTAGGATCTTCTCATGCATATCATCAAGTTTCTATACCATTTAAGCAAAGTAGATACAATGCTTTTAATGCTCCTCACTATAATGTGCCAGCAAAGACTGGTACATTGTTGACATTTAGTTCTGGACTATTACACTCTGTACCACCTAATATGTCACATGAACATCGATACTCATTATCATTTAACGTGTTGCCAAAACAGATGGTTAATATTAAAGAGATCACTGTCTGATAAATAATTAGAAAATTAGTGTCAGCAATGGCGATAACAAGAGCAACTAATCTGGCAGATATTGGTTCGGGTATTGGCACCAATCCATCTCAAACCATTGATATTGGTTCTGGTATTCAGATGGATGGTTCATCCACTGGTATCATTACTGCAACCACATTTAGTGGAACTGCAACAAATGCAGGTACGGCAGTAAATTTGGGTATTGGTGCAACTGGATATGGTCTTGTTTTAAGTGGAAATTTAACTGGTATTGCTGCCACATTTACTGGTAACGTCACAATTGGTGGCACACTAACATATGATGATGTAACTAATATTGATTCAGTTGGATTGATTACTGCAAGAAATGGTCTTCAAGTTCTTGCTGGTATCACTACTATTTCGGGTCAGTCTAATTTAGCGAATGTTAATGTTTCTGCCGCAGCATCTTTTGGTGGAAATGTATCAATCGCAGATTCAATCTTCCACACTGGTGACACTAATACTTCCATTAGGTTCCCTGCTGCTGATACATTTACAGTAGAAACTGCCAGTGTTGAAGCAACTCGTGTAGATTCTAGTCAACGATTATTAGTTGGCAAAACATCGAGCACAAATTGTAATATTGAGGGGATTGGTTATGATAACCTAGTTCAAATTGAAGGTGCAGATGTTGGTGAGGGATTGCAAGTTAGTAATGATGCCGAAACTGCGAGAATAAATATCACATGGAAAGAAACTGAGTCTAGTTTAAGTGATGGAGATAAATTAGGGCATCTATCATTTGGAGCAGGAGTTACTAATGCTGTTGAGAGAGCAAGAATAGAATGTAACGCACAGACCACCAACGCCAATGGGCGTGGAGGACAATTAACGTTCATGACTTGTGCTGATGGTGATTACATTCCATACGAGCGGTTGCGTATAGCTAATAGTGGTGCAGCAATCTTTAAGGGTGGACTTGCAGAGAAATATGAAAATGCGGGAACAACTCTTGGAGCACAGACAGCCAATCCATTATCAGATGGTAATGTAATTCTATTCTCTGGTAATGAATCAGGAAGCCTTACAATCAACTTCACTGGTATTCATGGCACAACAATATCAAATGGTGAAACTGTTTCCTTTACTGTTATTATTACACCAAATAACTCTGGATATATTGGAACTGTTCAGGTTGATGGTGTAGCCCCTGCCACAGCAGTATATTGGTCTGGTGGTGCGCCAACATCGGGTGGTGCTTCTGGAAGAGACGTTTATACATTCCAAATTCTAAAAATTGGAACTGGTACAAATGCATACCAAATATATGGTGCTGTAACCAACTATACTAACGCTTGATAGGAGGTAGATAAATGTTTAACTGGAATAAAAAAGAAAAACCCCTGCTTGGATTAACTGGTACAGGTGGAGGACTTGGTTATTTGTCAGGTGGCGGTGCTGCTGCATTCACCGCGACTGGTGGCACTATTGCAACGCCTGGTGATGGATATACTTATCATGTCTTTGATTATCCCACATCGGATAATTTTGAAGTAACCGGAGGAACTGCTTCGATTGAAGTTCTTCTTCAAGGCGCAGGCGGAGGCGGCGGCGGTGGTGCTGGTGATGGTGGTAATGGTCCTGGTGGCGGCGGTGGCGGCGGTGGTGGGACATTAGTCGGCACTATTGCAGATTTGGGAACAGGAACATATCCTATACAAGCTGGTAATGGTGGCAGCGGTGGTTCTGGTGGTCCCGGTAGTAATGGAAGTCTTGGTGGATATTCTAGATTTACTTTACCCTTTGGATATTTACAAGGTGGTGCTGGTGATGGTGGGGGATCTCCTGGTGCTGGTGAGGGTGGCGTCAACCAGGATCCTGCTACCCCCAATCCAACTGTAACAATTAATAACAACCACACCGGTGGGACCGGTACTGGAAGAAGTCCCGCTTTTAGTGGACGCGGTTCTGGCGGAGCGGGTGGAGCTCCACAACCTTCTGGTAACTGGTGGAAACCATATATGGCACCAGGTGCCGGTAGAGATACAGGTGGACACAATGGATTCGGCGGACCCTCTGCTGATGGTAATAATTATGGCGGCGGCGGTGGCGGCGGTGGCGGTTCCTACGATGGTGGCGGCGGTAGTCCTGGTGGAGCTGGTGGTAAAGGTAGAGTTGTGGTAAGATACCCAGTATAGTGACATTTTTATTCCTTCATGGACTTTATTGAAAAATATGATAAAGTATTATCAAAAGAAAAGTGTGAACAATTAATTTATATTTTTGAATCACATTCACCACTTCATGAAGTGGGTTTGGCGGGTGGTTTGGTAGATTTAAATAAGAAGAAAAGCACGAGTTTAGATTTTACTTTTGATCGTTCTAAAATGCAATCAAAAGATATGTTCTTTGCTGATGCATTGGGTACACCCTTGTTAAATGGAATAGAAAGATATAAAAAGAAGCATAAGTATTTGAATGATGTGACACAGTGGAGTCTTAATGTTGACTATCACATGCAAAGGTTTGATAGGGATGATGGATATTTTGCCACTCATTGTGAACAAGAAGGGCACACCTCTAAACGTATTATTGCATGGATGTTCTACTTAAATGATGCAAAATGTGGCACTAAGTTCTACTATCAAAATAAAACTTTTAAGGCAAAACAGGGGAGAATGTTAATTTGGCCCGCAGCGTGGACACACATGCACTCTGGTATAATCCCCAATTTAAACACAAAATACATCATTACTGGTTGGTACAGTTTTGTTTCTTGACATTCTAATCAAACCGATATATACTAGACACATCATTGTTGGTGAATATGAAGACGCTGTGCAACGAGATAGAAGAGAGCGTATATCTTTTTCCAGACTTTATCCCCATTCGTTTTGATGATGATATGGGACAGTGGTGGATTAAAGATGAGATGATTTCTGAGTTGCCACACTACTATGTGTTGCATGAAAATGTAGAAGAACCAAAGAATTGGTATCAGAAAAAATATAAGTTTAATCCAGAAGATGGGTGGCGTTTCAATCCTGATTGGGACGGTGAAGATATGCAACTACAAAAGAATTTGAATAGAAAATTGAATAAGATGTTGAAAGTATTCTATCGTAAGAAGATCTTAACGAAGAAAGAAATGCTTGCCCTGTTCAACACAGACGAAAAGACATTATGAGTCGTTTTGGAACAAAAGAGATCCTTAATTATTGGGCAGGAACAGATCAATACCTAGATTATAACTTTATTCCTGGTGTCCAGACAGAAACAATGGGTCGGCAGGAATTTTATGCTGACTTCATGTGCTCCACTGTATATGCATGGAGTGAATATCTTCCCGACAAACTTGTTAAGAATGATAAGTATGTTCATCTAGGTGCATGTCCATTTCTATATGCTGATGCACTTGTGCCAAGACAAGAAAGACAGGGAACATGTATCTTTCTACCTAAGATTGATGTTGCAACCGGTGTTGATTTCAATCAGGTAAATTATGATGCCATTAGAACATTAGTAGAAAATGCACCTAGACCTGTTATTGCAATGGCACCAGCAGAACAGAAGCAAGACTGGTACTATGCCTTTGCATATGAGGGATTGAAAGACTTACATATCATGAGTATCTTTGATGATCCTGGTGTAGAAGAGTGGCAGTTGGGTCTTGCTGTTGCAATGGGAAGATTTCAGGCATTTTACTTTCCAATGTTCACATCTGCGACTATGTACGCATATTATAGTGGTGCTCATGTTCGTTACTATGATGCAGGGGATATTTACTATGAGACCACAACAAGTTCAGTTAATAGCTATGCTAAGTTAGAAGATATTCATAGTAAGTTTGAGAACTTATGGATAGACAGGTGTGATGATCGCAGTGTCATCATGAGTATGATTAAGTTGTTCCTGTGTCCACATAAGAGACAAACACCTGATGAACTATTAGAATCGTTGTATATGCTCAATTTTAGATCAAATCTGTTGACAGAAAAACATGGTAGACATTGGGATGATTGGTTCTATGGTAACTCTACTGGAAGAATCATAACTGATGCTGTGCCATTGGAATTGTATTCCAAAGATAAAGCATTGGATAAACTGAATGCAAAGTGCAAAATCTATGATACAATAGAGTATCATCCCTCTGTAAGAAAGTTAATCTCTGAGTTATGACTGTTACATGTGTTATCCCGTCAAGATTAGGATCTACAAGATTTCCTGGTAAACCATTGTATAAAATCAATGGAAAAGAAATGATTCTGCATGTCATTGATCGTGCAATGGAATGTAAGTATATTGATAATATTGTTGTCGCAACACCTGATGAAGAAATTTATAACGTAGTAAAACAATATAACTGTGATGCCATAATTACAGACTCTTGTTCTACATGCACTCATAGAGTATCTGATGCTGTTCGATTACTAGAATATAAACCACGTTGGGTTGTTAATCTCCAAGGAGATGAACCTGTGATGAATCCAGAATCAATTGATGATATGATTGGTCATGCAATGACACATCAGACTCAGATGTTGCAAGCAATCTATAATATTAATCAGACTGATGTTGATGATAAAGATTGTGTCAAAGCAGTTATCAATAATGATAATGTAATTTGGATCACTCGTACACCAGAACCAGAGTGGATTATTAATCGACATATCTTCGGAATCTCTGGACTATATGTCTATGACTATGATACTATTGCAAATTTCAGATCATATGATTTGAAAATGGTTGAGGATTGTGCTAGTCTTGACACCCTAGGTTTCATTGGTAAAATACCTGTGACTCCATTTAATATCGGCATGAGAACACATGCTGTTGATCGCCCATCAGACATTGAGATTGTTAAACATGAGATACGTCGTTGACATTGACGGTACAATTTGTGAGCATTTTAATGGTCCAAACTTTGGATCAGGTGAAGTGTATTATGATCGAATTGAAAAGATGAATAAATTATATGATGAAGGTCATGAAATTGTATACATGACTGCACGAGGAATGGGTCCAAAGAATAATCCAGAAGGAAACTTTGATGAGGAATCAATGAATCGTGCAAGACAAAAGTATGGTAGAATGACAGAACAACAGTTGGATGATTGGGGATGCAGGTATACTAAACTGTTTCTCGGAAAATATTCTGGCGACATTTACATTGACGACAAAGGTATTCACAGTGACACTTTCTTCAACGCTAATTGAATCAGTAAAACAATCAAAAAGTATTGCAATCATAGGTAATGGCGGCAATCTTGCTATTGCTAACCATGTTGGTAGCGATATGAATAGGTATTTGGGCAAATTTACATTTTATCCAGATGCTGTGCATTTAAGTGCATTAAGTAAGGATCAACCATGGCATAAACCATGGATTGAGTATGCTTCACAACATGCAGATTTGATCCTTGGTATTACAACCAGGGCTAAATCTCCTATTGCTGATGCATTAGCATCTCTACCTGATGATTTTGATTGTTACTTATTCTGTCCAGAACAGCATCCAACTGTTCCAACGGTGTTAATTGATAAGGATAAGTGTAGAAGAATTGATGAACGGAAAGAAGATCTCACATTCCATGAGTTTGAAGTAGAAGTATTATGGCAATTTTATATGCTGTTTCATGAGTGTGGTGCAGACTTAATGACAATTTGATAAATAACTAGAAACTAATTGTGTGCGATGTCAAGAGCAAGAGAATTAGCAAAACTTGGCAATACTGATGCCCTTGGCATTGATGGTGTTGACCTGAGAGCAGGATCAGTCAGCAAGGGCACCAATCTAGATGTTGCTACTGATGTCAAGGTCGTCGGTGTTGTCACTGCAACCAACTTTTTTGGGGAGGGATCAGGATTAACCGGTCTCGCTGCTGTTGGTGCCGGTGTTACTGTCATGAGAGAAAATAACTCTATCGGTGCTGCTACTAAAATAAACTTTGATGGTACTTTTGGAGTATCTGCGTTAGCATCAGGTATCACCACTATTACATCCGGTGTTACTACTGCTGACCCTAGATCTGCATCGTTAGTTGTTATTGGCGTATCTACACTAGGCAACGTTAATGCTGGTATATTAACTGCAAATCAATTAAGTGGTCCACTTACTGGAACTGCTGTTACTGTTACCAGTGTATCTGCATCAGGTAATAGTAATTTTAATAATGCATCTATTACTAACATTACTGGTGGCACAACAGTTGTTGGAATTGTAACTGCTACTACAATTGCAAGTAATAATATTACAGGTAGCGCACAACTCACTCAGTTATCTGTTAGTGGTATTTCTACTGCTGAGGGTCAACTTAACTTATCAAATACCAATGTAATTAGTGGTATTCTTACTGCCGGTGGACAGGTTAACTTATCAAACACCAATGTAACGAGTGGTATTCTTACTGTTGGTGGGCAAGCAACTCTTACAAATCTAAATGTAGGTGTTGCTGCTACTCTTACTGAATTAAATATCGGTATTGGTGGTGCTGAAATTACAGGATTTACTACCATTACTAATGGCGGAGTTAGTGCTGTTGGCATGGTCACAGCTTTTGCTGGATTTAAAACACCGACTGGCACTTTAACTTTTGCTAAACTTGATGGTGGTGATGCTACACAAGAGATCTCATTTAATCGTGGATTAGGTTTAAAAGTTAGCGGACAATCCTCATATACAGGTATTGCTACGTTCGCATCTATTAATATCTCAGGTATTATTACTGCGAGTGGACATGTTGATCAAGGTGTGACCACATATTATGGTGATGGATCGTATACTGCTTCAATGCGTTGGGTATTGACAGCAGATGGTTCAAGTAACTATATCTTTACTGGTCCTGGTTTTGGTCACTCAACAGCGACTGATCCCACTCTATATCTCAAACGCGGACATACTTACATGTTTGAGAATAAGATGGGAGCACACCCATTCCGTATTCAGAGCACGACAAATGGTGCTGCTGGTACAGCATGGAACGTAGGAGTTACTAATAATGATGTTGCAAATGGTGTGCTAATCTTCGAAGTTCCATTCGTAACTCCTGATACTTTATATTATCAATGTACTGCACACGCTGCAATGGGTGGAGTAATTAACATCACCTGATGTGACAATCAAATAACTGCACCAGACCCCGCTCAGATCGCCTGTGTGGGGTCTTATAATGTGTGGAGTACACAATTACCTCTTTGACTGTAAATCAAAAACTATTGTTCATTGTATCATTCATGGCATTTATGAACTGGGGAGTCCGTGTGACTTCCTTGTTACTTGACAAAATTCGAATTTATATGTAGACTCTGTTTGTTGAGGGTGATGAGAATCCTATGAATGATCCTGTTAACTATCTACGTCTCATCTCTGAACTTGAAGGATGTTCCCAATTATTAAATCTCCTCAATGAACAGGAAGACAAAGAACTAATTGACTTACTTAAACGTAAGTATTATAAACTTTATTTTATTACTAAGAAAGATGCCAAAGAAACTTGATCCAAAGACATCAGCAATGATGATGGATATGCAACTGAGCAATATTGCACATGTCCTTGATGGTGAGGTTAAACACCTTACTGGATGCAATAGAACACATAAATGGAAGAAGATTGAGATTCTATATGATTACGGTACGAAAGAGGATACATAATTATGAACAGAGGACTAATCTCATGAATCCTGATGATATCACCTTAGATAAACCATCTAAGAGTTTTCAATACGAGAAGATCTCACGTGATATTGAAAAGATGGAAGATATTGAACTTGTAAAGAATATGGCACGATGTTGGGTCAAACTTTACTTAAAGCAACAAGAAACACTAGCAATGATGTAAAATTGCATAGATACCTTTGGTATCGGTGTGCTGATATCTCTAAGACAATTTTAGAAGTGTCACAGCGTCCTTGACAGGGCGCTTTTTTCATGCCATACTATATTCATATCAGAGATGTTCATGCAACTGCGTCCCCATCAGCAACGTATTGTCAATCGTATGGGTTCCTATGACAAAGGACAAGTGATTGTCCCCACTGGCGGTGGTAAGACAATGTGCATGATCACAGACACCAAGAATTGTCTGGATAGTATCAACAACGGCACCACCACAGTTGTTGTTGCTCCTCGTATTCTTCTTGCTGAACAACTTTGCAGCGAGTTTATGGAGGTCATTGATCCTAACAACAGTGACCCATATCTGCATGTGATGCACGTTCACAGTGGTGAAACACGCTACACTAGCACCACTAAGGCAGATAAGATTCATCTGTATGCAGGTTGCGCCCGTAGTATGGGTGAGAACGTCATCATCTTCACCACCTACAATTCTCTCCATCGTATCATGGAGGCAGACATTGAGGTCAACACAATATACTTTGACGAGGCACACAATAGCGTCAAGCGTAACTTTTTTCCTCCCACTGAGTTCTTCTCTTACGAGGCAGATCGTTGCTACTTCTTCACAGCCACACGTAAGACTTCGATCACTATCAATAAACCAGGCATGAATGATGAGGCAGTCTATGGTCAAATCATTGCCCGTGTTTCTGCTCCTGAGTTGGTAGAAGGTGGATACATCATCCCTCCTCGTATTCAAGCAAAGATGTTTGATATTCACAAGAACTCCCGAATGATTTCATGCGAGACTGATTCAGAAAACGTGATGGATACAATTGATGAGACTGACACCAAGAAGATTCTAGTATGTGTCAAGACTTCACGTCAACTCATCAACTTGATGGCACACACTGACTTTGCCAAAGATCTTGGTGTCCGTGGTTATTCATGCCTTTACATCACATCCAAGACGGGTGCAGTCATCGATGGTAAGAAAGTCAATCGCGAGGTATTCTTCGAGACGTTGAATGCTTGGGGTCGCGATCCTGAGAAAAAGTTTGTTGTTCTGCATCGTTCTATTCTCTCTGAGGGTATCAACGTCAGCGAACTGGAAACTGTCATCTTCCTTCGCAACATGAACGTGATTGAGATGACACAGACTATCGGTCGTGTATTGCGTACAGGCAACGAATCTAAGACGTTTGGTTTGTGTGTCGTGCCTGTATATTCTCAGGTTGGTGTTGCTACCGAGCGAGCATTGCAGTCAGTTGTTAACACCGTCTTCGAGAAAGGTGAGATGCTTGATAGTGTGGTGCGTCGATGACTGTGCCAATCCGCAAACCGGAGCCCTTACCCATGCAACAGGGTGAGGGTGCTGCTATGATAGTACCAACGAACAAAACACCGATGCCCTTCCTCACCGAGTTTCTAACTACTTCATTCCAGAACGTTCGCAGCAGCAAGCGCACTGATGAATTGCATAAAGCATTGCTAAATGAGATTCTCAATGCTAATCCTGAGATGGCAGAGTATCGTTGGGAGTTTGAATATCAACTGAAAGAAGATGCCTTCGGTGGCACATTTGATATTGACATCGTAGGATTTGATGCTGATGATAACATGAAGGTGGCAATTCTTGCCAAGGCTATCAACAGCAACGTGAACAAAAATATCAAGAATTATGCAAATACTACGATTGGTGAGGCAGCACGACTCTATTATGCTCCTGTCTCGGATGGTTGTAGACCCATCGAGAAGATTCTATTCGTTAGTGTTCTCCCACGTATTGCACCACGATTCAACACAGCAGGAGATGTTGTTGGGTTTGATAATGTGATTGGTGCCAAGAATCGTACCAAATTGGATGATGTTCTCGAATGCCAATACAGTGGCACCGTTGAGACAATGGATCTATACTTTGACATTGAGAATGTGACTGAGCAGAAGAATAAAGTAGACTACAATACAATTAACCCAATCAACCTCACCCCTATGCCAGTTGTCTAAGTGGACACCATCGCTTGACTTTCACCCCATTTCGTGCCATACTAACAGTATGAAAAACACACATCTCCAACACCCCGAAGATTCTATTTTGACGGGTGACTTGTCTGCGCTTGATTGGTTAACATCAGAAGATAACCATCTATCAGTCAAGATTGATGGCGCTCCTGCTATTGTTTGGGGCACTAATCCTGCTAACGGCAAGTTCTTTGTTGGCACAAAGTCTGTATTCAACAAAGTCAAGATCAAGATCAATCACTCGCATGATGAGATCGACCAGAATCATTCTGGTGAGGTAGCAATCATTCTCCATGCTTGTTTTGCTAATCTTCCACGAACAAATCGCATTCTTCAAGGTGATTTCATTGGCATTGGAGGAGACGACACATATACTCCCAATACGATTACTTACGTTTTTGACGATGTAATCGATCAGACTATCATTATTGCACCGCATACAATCTACACAGCAGACAAAGATCTGCGTGATGCTGTTGCTCACCCTCTGCAATATCTTCCATACAAAGACAGCGATCAAGTCAAATGGGTCCATCCTAAGTGTTGGGTACAGCAGACACAACGCAGTCATAAGGTTGCATTTGCACGTCAAATGTCTACCACGTGTGAGTTCTTGGATTCTAAGGACTCTGCATCTCTTCAAAAACAATTCAATGGCATCATTCGGTCAGGTCTTAACATCGACGACATTACACTTGATGCCCTTGCACATGCAAATCAGGTTGATGTAAATACTCTGCGTTTGTGGCAGTTAGTTGCATCAATCAAGATGGATATGCTGATGCAATGCCGCAACAATGGTCCAAAAGCATATGTTGACGGTCGTCAATGTCGTGGTGAGGGTTATGTCATGGTGAATCAGTTTGGTGTGTTCAAACTCGTTGATCGCTTCCAATTCTCTCGTGCTAATTTCAACAACGACAAATTTGCCAATGTCTGAGTACACCAAAGAACAACTGATTGATGCCCTTGTTCATGAGTGGGAGTATCTCTGCCATGATGACTATGACCCACAAGATCCAACACCGGAGGAATATCGAAAAGACATGGAATCACTCACTATTGAGGAACTAATCGAAGAAACATCAACTGATGAAGGTTATACTTTGGATGAGTTCATGGAGAATCATGGATCATGAAATGGGAAGTAAAGTTATACGTTGGCGGCACAATCTTCAAAGAGGAAGTACATGCCACCAGTCATAAGGACGCCAAAGAAACAGCTTTGGCACGAAATCCTACCGCCAAAGTGATAGGAGTAAATCCTATCGTGTGACAGTCGGCAAGGTGTCCACTGATCCCCCCACAGGGGTCAAAATCGTGTATTATTAAAGAGTCAAAGAAACGCATCACATGCAACTCACAAATTCCGCCGTCGTCGTTGATTTCTTCCCTGAGGCATTCATCGCTGAGTCTGATGACATCAAAGGAATGAAAGTTACCGTTCGCCGTTTCGTCAAACGTGTTTATTTCCGTGGCAGTAACCAGAACTCATACAGCACTATTGGTGCTATTGACTTCAAACATGAGATTGCTTCACGTATTGCCAAAGGTGCTGAGGTCACTGGTTTCAACTTTGACAAAATGCCTCGCGATGAGTATTCTCCCATGGCGTGTGTTGGGTGATTAAGTAACACTGAGGGCTGCACAGTATTAAGCGTAAGACCCTCCAAATCTTTTTTTCTTATCTAACATCATGCCAACTGACTTCCCAATCTACAAGAAACAACTCCCACAAATCTGGATGGAAGATGGTAAGTTCATCATCGAATCTGACTCGTTTCGATATGTGATTGAGGATGACTTGAAACTCCTATTCAAGTTATGCCGACGCTTCAAAACTGATGCAATCAAGCAAACATATGTCACTAATTAAACAATATCTCTACGATCTCCTTGAACCCTCAAATCCTGGACCCACATCCCCCGATAGTATGCAAGTGCGGCAATCATGTCGCGATGCCTATCAAGAAGTCGATGTATGTTGCTCTGACGGAGTTAGGAACAAAGAACGCAATGAGGAGATTTCGTAATCACTCAACGGCATGGACTTACATCCGTGCAATATGCAAAAAAGAGAAATCTATGCTAAAATGATGGAGTCAACCCTATCCAAGTCAATGCTCAAAGTTACACTCTCACCTGATCAAATCGATCTTATCACCTATTGCTTAGAGCAACAGGAATATGACTTTGATGAGATCGAAACCAGAGACTATCAAGAGATTCTTAAAGCAATCAAGTTCCCAGAACCCGCAAACTGATGTTATTCACTTCCGGCAGATCAATGAACTATCCTACACAGGACGTTTTTGACTTCTTCACATCACAATATCCTATCCAAAGTGATGTTGAGGTATTTCACACCGATCTTAGTTGCGAAAATGCCCTAGGGTTCACCGAAACAAATGGAAATGAGCAATTTATACAGATTGATAAAAACTTGAACGAATCGGACTATATTACTACTTTATTGCATGAATTGGTGCATGTAATACAAAACGAATCAGGCATTTTGACTGAAAGAGTGAGAGAAGATCAAGCATATCACATGGAGAGTATACTTTACGACCGTTGGTGTGACAGTCGCCAAAGTGGTCTAGCCCCCGTTGCGTGACGCCCGTTTTCGTGTATTATTAAAGAGTCAAAGGAACACCACTCAAACCACTCATGCGCAAGATCGAAACCCAGATGAACGCCGCCATCCAATCCAACGCCAATTGGAGTTCAGGAAACACGGCAGTTTATTTTGATGAGACCTCAGGCGTCAGCGTCGTTCGTCTTCATGGTAACAAGATTGCAGAAGTTTCAGACGACACCATGACAATCTTCGATGGTGGTTGGCAGTCTACCACCACAAAATCACGCCTTAATGCACTTTGCGAAGAATTCTGCATTGATGGAGAGCGTGTCTATCAGAAGAACTTTCAGTGGTATGTTGACAAGTTCGTAGGAATGGCAGGACAAAGTAAAGTCTTCAACACCTACGATTTCACCAACGGATTCATCTTTGCCTGATTCTTACGATGCTTAAAAAGACTCTGATTCGTGTCGTTGGTGAGACTGCCAACGGCACAGATGCAAACCTCACAAGACTCGAAAAGTTCGACGTTTTCTGTCAAGTTTGCGACGGTATGCTCAAAGACGGTAGAATCACCAAAGCACAACATTCATCATGGACACACATTTTCTAATGAAAGATCCTTGCACTATGGCACTCGAAAGCGATCAAGAGTTAATGTCACTTTATGAGAAGTGGGATGAACAACAAGTTGAGGAATTCTTCAACGACGTTGATACAATGAACATTAAATGCGACGAATTCAGTCAGGAGCAATTCACAGTATGATGGAAACTACTATCGAAGAAGATCTGCACTATCTAACATGGGTCATCGAAGATCTATCAGAAGATCAGATCGATGAAATCATGACAAAAGCAGAGGAATTAAAGATCTCTGCCCGCTATTATGTTGAGGAGTTCACTACACTATGAAAGACAACATCGTTGATCGTGATGCACTACAAGAGCAACTGATCATGAATCAGATTGATGACATGGATCTCAAAACAATGAGATATGTGTTATTCAGTTATTTCAATTCATTGTATGATGAGTATACACTTGATAAACTAATTGAGGAAGCAGAAGGATATTATCCAGGCATATGTTTAAAAGAGAACGTAACATCGTTCTCCGCATTGGAGTCTACCGCAGATGATCCCATGGGAATCGGTAAGTGAACCAGTTGGGAGAGTGTCCACTATCGCTTGCAATTCTCCCTCAGATCTGCCATACTATCAGTATGAACAAAACAAATTTCCGTCTCACCGATCCCGATTTCATTCAAGCACTGCGGGACCTGCCTGCCTTCCTACTCAGCACCGATGCTGATCTGGATATGGCATATGATTGGGTTTGCGAAATGTCTGCACCATTTGCAAACGATCTAGCAGCATTTGACCTTTTTTATGATGTCTACAACGAATCATTCGACCAAGCAGGTAACTGAAACTCATGATTACTAAATCACAAGCAGTCGCACAATTCCGCTACAATTGGAAAGTTGCAATCAAGCAACATCCAGAGGTTGATAACATTCATGCAAAGAGAGAAGCATGGGGAATTTTTACTGATGATCTTTGCAAAGAAGGTTATATCAGTATGAACAAATATGAGTCATGGAGCACACCATTTTGAACGTTAAATCTGCACTTTCTAAATTGACATCAATGACCCCAATCAAAGAAGACATGGATAGAGTCGAGATCAATAAGTCTATCATGGAGTTGAACTTTAAGAAAGAAGAATTACAGAAACAGATTGACAACTACAATGCATCAATTCAGTTTCTCGTTAAGCAACGTGATATGATAGATGATGCAGATGATGATCTTTTCTATAAGATGTTTCCACCTGATGAGTCTACCGGATGGAACTAGAATTACCACCTGATTTTCATCACATTGCACCCAAAGGTTTCTCTTATGAAGTTAAACAGTTCAAGCGTAATCTTTCTAGTATCTGGTTGCTTAATCATGATTTCTTTTCTTATACCAGTGAAGTTCCAAGGACAATCTGGGGGTTCTATGATAGAAAAAAGAAATGCTATTACGCGCCTATCAATGCCACCAAGCAAGGAGATAAGGTAGACATAAAAGATACTAGATGCTATACTTCTATGAGATTAAATCTTAATCCATTAGAACGATTATTGTATGAGTAAGTATCAACCCCAGGTCAATGATTATGTTATATGGAAAGATGTTCAAGGATGGGTATATTTCGTTGATTGTAATTACATAACGATCGAACTACATGTAAAACCTAAACCAAAGTGTACCTATACGAAGAGAGAACGTCACAAGAATATTCATTGTTTATTACTCTGTTATCCTCACCAATGGTCTGAACTCACTTATGTCAAGTCTCGCAAATCCGTCCATGACACAGACAACGAATCGATATACAATCGTATGGAAGAAGAATAAGAAACGTGGTTATATTTCCCGTCAAGAAGTCACTGTAATTGGTGAAGATGCTGCACTACATGTTATCAAGACTATGGTGCCAGATAAGGACAATTATGACGTATATTTGGCGTTTTAGTGCTGTTTTACCTTAAAATAACGTTTTAAATGGTATTATAAATATATGTCACTGTTTTATAAGTTATCCACAATCGTTGTGGAAAAGTGTTATTAACCTGTGGAATAGTGTTGTTATTGTCTTGTAAATGTGCTGAGTTGTTGTTATCTAAGCGAGCGTATCATGAGGAGAGAGTTTTGTCAACCCCACCGCCGATTTTTTCCTGAGACCCACACAAACACCTTGACAGTCTCGGAAATTTATTATATAATACAGAGGAACCCACCACCAATCTGATGAACACTAGCCACGCAGAAAAGCAGCAGATCCGTGTCACATTAGACTTCGAAGTCTTTGCGGACTTTGATGTTCATCAGATAGACTTTCACAAGGTTTTTGATATTGGCGGCGGAGAGAACTTGACAGTCACTGTGGAAGATTTGTCAGAAAATGTAGAAGAACTCTGGGAAGCAGCGTATCACTAAGGGATTGACAGATTCTCTGAAAAATGTTATAATACACAGTGTCACTGATTGACACTTAGAGACACCAGTTAGGGCGCGGTTGATGATATCGTGCCGTGGCGCGTAGGGGCGTATATAAAAACGCTAACTACCCTAACCTACAACGAACCCAAAACGCGAACTAAATATACTTCATCTCAAAAAAATTCTGAGATTTAGAAAGGTCCTAATAGGTTCAGAGATGGAAAAAAATTTCGCGGAGAAATTTGAACGCCCATGGGGTTATTATGAGAATCTCCTAGAAGAGGAAGGTTACAAGGTAAAGAGACTTGTAGTCCATCCAGATCAACAACTATCACTACAATACCATTTTCATCGCGCAGAGTATTGGACCTGCGTAGACGGGGATGGTTATGTTACTATTGGGGAAGGGTGTTATCATGCCACACCTCACAGTCAATACAAAATAAATGCTAAACAGCATCATCGGTTGAAGGGAGGTGAGAACGGCATAACTATTATTGAGGTTCAGTTAGGATCTCAATGTAATGAAGAGGACATTGTAAGATTAAAAGATGATTACAAACGAGTATAGATTTCACATTTACGCTAAGGATAAATGTCTTTATTCGAGTCTAACAAATGAAGAGTTTAGGGAGACCTGGGAAACGCTGAAAGGCATGGTGGGTCTCATGAAAACAGACTATGAAGAGTCTGATTTGAACTATGAGAAAGTCAAATTAGTGAAGAGTTCGGAAGAGTCTTCTTATTGACATATCATAGATACACTGGTAGAATTGAAATGTAGGTTATTCAAACTTATGGCAAAAGGATTTACAGTTAAAGCAAAGACCCCTCCGGTACAAAAGAAGGAGGAGTTTGACATTGATGGAATTAAAGCTCGGATGAAGGGCAAGAGCATTGTGTTCTGTCTTCCAGGTCGAGGCGTCTCATATATCTTCTTGAAGAACTTCGTGCAACTGTGCTTCGACATGGTTCAGAATGGAATGAGTATTCAGATTAGTCAGGATTACTCTTCCATGGTGAACTTTGCACGATGCAAGTGTCTCGGGGCAAATGTGTTGCGTGGACCAAACCAGATTCCCTGGGATGGTAAGTTGCAGTATGACTATCAGTTGTGGATTGATAGTGACATTGTATTTGACACGACGAAGTTCTGGCAATTGTGCGATATGGCGATTGCTGAGGATGGCACAGAGAAAGAGATTGTTTCTGGTTGGTACTGCACAGAAGATGGGAAGACCACTTCCTGTGCTCACTGGTTGGAGGAAGAGGACTTCCGTAAGAGTGGTGGTGTTATGAACCATGAGACTCTGGAATCCATCTCAAAGCGCCGCAAACCGTTCACAGTTGACTACATTGGTTTCGGTTGGTGTATGATCAAGAAGGGTGTGTTTGAGCACGGAGAGATGAAGTATCCATGGTTTGCACCAAAGATGCAAGAGTTTGAATCTGGTGAGGTTCAGGACATGTGTGGAGAGGATGTATCATTCTGTCTCGATGCAATTGCAGCAGGATTTGATATCTGGGTGGATCCAAGGATTCGCGTTGGTCATGAAAAGACACGGGTGATTTGATATGGCAAAGATGAAGCAGTCCCTTACGGGGACTAATATGATTGAGTCAAGCCCGAAGAAAACTCGTCAGGGAACTGGGAAACATACCAAGTATGCCGCGAGCTCGCGTAACTCGGCTCGTAAACGTTACAGAGGGCAAGGAAGATAATGAGTCAACTCGTCATCAATCTCCCTGCACAGAAAGTGTGGGTTCGCAAAGAATATCTAAGGGATTTGAAGGACGGGTATGGTGAGTTTGTAGAGGGCGTTTGGGTGACTGCTAAAAGCATCCCCGGACGCGCTTTTTATTTTGAGACTTACCTACCCGAATATGGTGCAATGTTTGATAAGTTGCCCATCAGTGCCTTTGTATCAGAACCAAAGACACCAGATCCCGATTTAGATCTACCAAATTTACAATTTTGGAATTGTATGGACTATGGAGTCCGTTGTATTGAGAAGCAATTTATCGGATCTATGGACTTCGAAGTCCGTACACGACACTTTGGTAACCTGAAAGGTGAGTATTTGTTTACTTTGGACAACTATCACCCTGATCACGACATTATTGACACCAATGTGAGTGAGATTCCACAAGAACACAAGTCACATAACTGCATTGAACTAGAAAATGGGCAGTATGCGCTATATCCAAACAATAGAACACGAATTTATGACCTATCAATCACCCCGGAAACGCCACTTACACCCGATTTCAAGGTCTCCACGGAATATTATCAAGTTGAAAATGGAATCCGATGGGGTAGACTCGGGGATACCGATGAGTATTTTTGGGAAACTCCTTCTGAATCACGAAATATCTCGGTTGGAAGCACCAATATTTGAGTGTGGACCAGGGCATTTTACCCAAGGATATGGTTTCTTTGGTAATGTTGGAAATTCGGCTCTAAATAAGACAGAAGTCTTATCGATAACAGGTGCCACAACCAGTCTCACGGGCATTTAAAGACATTTCTTTGTCTTTCATGAAGCACCCGATCACTCGGGATCTAATTGCGCTGTCAAATGAGCGTGCTATTTCTCGTTCTATAAGGAATCTGGTGCTCACTGCCCTAGGAGAGCGTCCTTTTCAACCAAGATTAGGATCTCAAATTTCTAGAAGTCTTTTTGAACTGTTAGATTATGGTACAGCGTCCGTAATTCAAAAAGATATTGAAGTTACAATTAAAAATTTTGAACCAAGAGTGGAAATTAACACTATTGAAGTGAGACCTCAGTACGATCAAAACGGATATAACGTATTGGTCTCATATTTTATCGTTGGGCAACCTAGAACCCCGGTACAATTAGAGTTTATCCTTCAAGTAACAAGATAATGCCACTCACAAAATTCTCAGATCTAGATTTTGATCAAATTAAGACGCAAATTAAGAATTATTTGCGTTCAAATTCTAATTTTACCGACTTTGACTTTGAAGGATCCAACTTTTCGGTCTTAATTGACACTCTTGCTTATAATACTTACATTAATGCCT